TTTGAAGCAGCCAGCATTTTGGATGAGAAGAATGTGCCACGGGCAGGTCGCTCTGCTGTGCTGTCTCCTCGTCAGTACTACGCCCTGATCTCTCAGGTCGATAGCAACATCCTTAACCGTGACTACGGCTCCTCACAGGGCAACATGAACTCCGGTGAAGGTCTCTATGAGATCGCTGGTATCTCCATCAAGCGTTCCAACAACCTTCCATTTATGGCCGGTAGTGTTGCACGTGTCAATGGTGAGAACAACGATTACTCCGGTGACTTCTCTGCTCACTGTGGTTTGATCTACGGTCGTGACGCAGCTGCTGTTGTCGAAGGCATCGGTCCTTCTGTACAGACAACCGGCGGAGACGTTAAGGCTATGTATCAAGGCGACATGATCATTGGTCGTTTGGCAATGGGTGCCGATTGGTTGAACCCTGCCGCTGCTATTGAACTGCAGGCTGCTTGATATGCCAGCAACTCCTGGTACATCAACAACGGTGACAGTTGATCCAGCAATTGGATTGACTAAATCCGACACCAAAGATCCGTTCTTCGGTATCGAGGCAGGTCGGACATATGTAGCTCCTGTCGATCCAGGCAGGGCTGCACCTGTAAAAACTACTGCTAAATAATTATGGCAACTACAACTCGCTACTCTGTAGCAAAGACTGCAAAAGGCTATGGCACAGCTGTAGTCTCTTCTGCTGTTAAGTCTGAGACTGAGCAGTGGAATACAAATGCTTACCCTCCTTCGGCAAGCACAACTCGGCTAGCACCTACTAGCTGATAACTACGGGCTCTCCTTCGGGAGGGCCTTTTTTTTATTCATTCTTATTGAGAACGATAATCACTATGACTGCATCAACTTTCCCGGAACCAGTTCCAACTATTTATAATACTGACACCGAACTGTCCAGCGTGAACTCGGTTCTAGGATCGATTGGCCAATCACCTGTTCAGGATCTTAACTACGAAAACCCAGAAGTTTCCTTTGTCTTCAACCTCCTTATGGAGTGTTCATTAGATGTACAGAACGAAGGGTGGGTATTTAACACAGAGAATAACTACCCCATTGCTCTTAACTCTGACAATGAACTTCGTGTTCCTCAAAACATCCTTAGGATTGATGTAACTGAAGGTCAGGTTTTCAGATACACAGATCTTGTCCGTAGAGACGGACGAATCTACGACAAGTTAAACCATACCTTTAAGTTCCAAGCACCTGTCAACTTTGATGTTGTTTGGTTATTCCCCTTCAATGATCTACCTTCCGTATTCAAACGCTACATCACCTACAAGGCGTCTGGTAGAGCAGCTACCCAGTTAGTCACCAACCCACAACTAACACAGCTTCTAGCTCAACAGGAGGCTTACTCACGAGCTGCTTGTATGAACTACGAATGTGAGCAAGGTGACTATACCTTTATGGGTTGGCCTGGTCATACTGCTTACCGTCCTTATCAACCCTTTCAAACTCTTGCAAGATAAATGGCAGGTATAACTCAACAGGTTCCAAACTATATCTTTGGAATATCAGAACAACCAGATGAATTAAAAGTTCCTGGACAGGTAAGAGATCTAAAGAATGCTCTACCTGATGTAACACGTGGTCTACAGAAGAGACCTGGTAGTGCTTATGTAAATACATTAAGTGCTCAATCTAATAGTAAATGGTTCCACATATACAGAGATGAAAGTGAGCAATACATTGGTCAAGTAACTAGTAGTGGTTCTGTAAAAGTATGGGACGTTACTACGGGTAACCAACTCACTGTTACTGGTGACCAATCATCCTATCTTGCCTTTAGCGATAGTGAAGACGTTCAGGTATTGTCAGTTAATGATTATACCTTCCTTACAAACAGAAAGAAGGTGACACAAATGTCATCTAGCAAGAGTCCTGCGAAGGTAAATCAAGCATTCATTTCATTGAAGCAGATTAAGCCTGGTACTCAGTATGCTTTGGATGTTAGTACTCCTGGTAGTGGTGTTAGTCATACGTTTAGTAGGGCTACTAATATTGATATTTATAGTATTCCTCCTGCCTGGACAGGTACTAATTATCCTGGTAGTGATAAAGGAGATTGCAGATTTGCAGGTAGACAAGTATTTAGTTCAACCAGTAATGTTTGGTTTGAAATTGACTCACGATGTGTAAGTAGTCCTATCCCAACTGATAATGAGGATCAAAACTACTATGATGTATTTACCAATACTGCTAAGTTGCTGTTTGGTGGTGAGGATCAATATGTAGGCAATACACATACTGTTACCATGACTAACTCAAAAGAGTCTGGTAGTTGGACGATACAAGTGACTGATGTTGCACCTGTAACTGCTCGTGCAAACATTGCTTTAGTACGTCCTGCACCTACACCATTTGAAGGTCTTGGAGCTAATGCTGATTCTATTCTACAAGGTATCACAGCTCCTCTACAGGCTGCTGGTTTCACTGTTAAGCAGATTGGTTCTGGTCTTTATGTCACCAATAGCACACCTTTTGTTGTATCTGCTCCAGATGAGACATTGATGACCATCATTCAGAATAGTGCTGATGATGTATCCAAACTACCTTCTAGTTGTAAGAATGGATATATCGTCAAGATCGCTAACAGTGGCGAGGATGAAGATGATTACTATGTGAAGTTTGTTGGAGACAATGGTGATGGTCCTGGTGTATGGGAAGAGACCGTTGCACCTGACCTTGAAACAAGCTTTGATGCTTCTACTATGCCTGTACAATTAGTGCGGCAGAGTGATGGATCATTTAACCTTGAAACTACAGATTGGGAAGACAGATTAGTTGGTGACAATACAACCAACAAAGAACCTTCCTTCGTAGGTAAGACTATTAACAAGATGGTCTTCTTTAGGAATAGGTTAGGCATCTTGTCTGATGAGAACATCGTCTTATCTAGACCAGGAGACTTCTTTAACTTCTGGAATAAGACAGCTACAACTGTTGTTCCTATTGACCCTATCGATCTATCTTGTAGTAGCCAGACTCCTGCTGTTCTGTATGAAGCACTAGAGACCAATGCAGGTCTTGTGATGTTTGCTGAGAACCAGCAGTTCCTGATGACTACTGACAGTGATGTCTTTAGCCCACGTACTGCCAAGATTAATGCCTTATCAACCTATAACTACAACATTAGATCTAGGCCAGTTTCGTTAGGTACTAGTATTGCATTCTTGAATAACGGTGGTAATTACACCCGTATGTTTGAGATGACTACAGTGAATAGAGATACTGAACCACAACTGATTGAACAAAGCAAACTGGTATCTAAATTAATACCACTTGACTATGACTTAATTGCGGAATCAAAGGAGAATAACTTCATTGCTTTGGCTAGTGAATCCTCTAATGAGTTATGGATCTATCGTTACTTCAATACTGGTGACAAGCGTATCCAATCTGCTTGGGTGAACTGGGATCTAGCAGGTGATGTTCTATATCATTGCCTGATGGATGATGTTTATTACGCTGCTTTGAAGTTTGAAGATGATACTATCATTTTACAGTCAATTGACATTAGGCCAACAGATGGTACTCAAGTTGATTCTTATCGAATCTACATGGATAACATGGTTGAAGTGCCTAGTAGTTCTCTTACTTATGATGCTAATACTCTAACCACATCTTTCACTAAACCTAGTGGATTCCCTTCTAACGATAGGCTATCAGTCTTCACCTTAGAAGACGGTAACAATCAGGGTAGATTTGAGAATGTAACAGTAGTTTCAAACACAATTACCATTAGTGGTGATTGGACAGATACAGGTTTAACACTTGGATATTTGTTCGAGATGCTTGTTGAGTTCCCTACTATCTACCCACAACAGAAGCAAGGTGAATCAGTCAGATCTGATGTTAGGTCTTCATTGACTGTACATCGTGTGAAGCTAAACCTTGAAGATGCTGGTGTCTATGTATCTACGCTTAGCCGTAAAGGCAAACCTGACTATGTTCAGCTTTATGAATGTAGAGAACAGGATGGATATAAAGCCAACTCTGTAGCCTTTGCTCAGAACAAAGATCAAACTATACCTGTCTATGAACGTAACACTAACGTCTCATTAACACTTACATCTAGTCATCCTTCACCTTGTACATTGATTTCAATGAACTGGGAAGGTGATTACAACCCACGATATTATAAGAGTGTCTAATTACATCCACCCGCTAACTAAAGAAGCTGCCTTAGAGGTGGCTTCTAACTTAAGACCAGATGATTATAGAGAAGTAGTAGAAGGCCATGGACATGATCCAATGGTCGTTCTACCTCTTGCTCTTGATCTACCCAATTCAATATACTTCACTGTGCCTAACGGCAAGACTGCCGGATTAGCCGGTGTCGATGAACTAGGTTCTGTCTGGATGTTATGTACACCAGAGATTGAAAAATACCCACACCTTTTTGTAAGACAAGCCAAAAAGTATATTGATTCA